CGACGAGTTCGGACAAGTGACGGGAGGGATGCAGGATGGCTGAAAAGATTTGCAGCGGCTGCAAATTTTCTCTGCCGCTGATTCGCTTCTCTGCGCGGAAAGCTTCTGCGGATGGACTGTCTGCGCAATGTAAGAATTGCCGATCATCCGCTGACCGATCCTATCGCCTGGCTAACCTTGATGACTTGAAGGCAAAAAAGAAGGCTTGGGCCGAATCTAATCCTGAGAAGAAGCGAGCAAGCAATCGCAAGTGGGCCACCCTCAACCAAGAGAAAATTAGAAAGTCTAGCCAAGAGTGGCGGGAACGGAATCCTGGTGTTGGGGCTGCATTGGTCAAAGCATGGGCCGCAAAACCGGAGAACAAGAAGAAGCTTGCGGAGCGTGCTAAGGCGTATGCCAAGAGGAACCCACACATGAATAGGGCCGCTTTGGCGCGGCGCAGAGCGGCACAACTTCAGGCAACTCCTGCGTGGGCGAGCCGAGAGAAGATTGATGAGTTCTATTTTGCAGCGGACTTTATGGGCATGGTTACTGGCGAGTGGCACCATGTAGACCACATCGTTCCGCTTCGTGGCAAAACGGTGCGTGGCTTGCATGTAGAGCACAATCTGCAAGTTCTCACTCAATCTGAGAACTGCAAAAAGAATGCGGTCTTTTGGCCGCAGATGCCGGAGGCGTAATGGCAGACTTCACCGTAACCATGGAGGGTGTCGATGCGCTGGTTAAAAAGCTTGAAGGCCTTAAGTACGATATCGCCAAGCGCGGTGGCCGGTTCGCTCTGCGCAAAGCTGCGCAAGTGGTTCGAGATCAAGCGAAGCAAAACGCCGCCCAACTGAACGACCCTGCAACCGGACGGAGCATCGCCTCCAACATTACGGAGAAGTGGGGTTCACGGTTCAACAAACAGACTGGCGATCTCATGTTCCGGGTTGGCGTGAATCAAGGCGCTGTCTTGCCCAAGAAAGGCGAGAAGCCGGACGAAGGCGCAGGGTCCAAGACTCCGCACTGGCGATTGCTTGAGTTCGGCACGGAGAAGATGCCTGCACATCCTTTCATGCGGCCAGCAATGGAACAGTCAGCCCAACGGGCAACCGATGTGTTCATCGCTCAGTACAGCGCCGCGCTGGATCGTGCGTTGAAGAAGGCGGGTGGATGATGTATCCACCGATCTTCCCGACCATCGCCGCAAGCTCTGCTGTTAAGGCATTGATTGGATCTAGCCCTGTGCGGCTCTATCAGTTCGGATTGAACACGACACAGCCTCAGACCTTGCCGTATGTCGTTTGGCAACGGGTTTTTGGTCAGCCATTGAATTACCTTGGTGACGTTCCAGACACTGACGACTACACGATTCAGATTGATGTGTACGGGAGTTCTGCCGAGCAGGTGCGCAATGTAGCGGTTGCTTTGCGTGATGCGATTGAGCAACCAATGACTTCCTACATTACAAACTGGCTAGGTGAGTCGATTGACCCCGACACGAAACACTATCGGTTCACATTCCAGAATGAATGGTTGGTAGCCCGGTGATGAGCCGGACAGATTTTTAACCCGCCGAAAGGCAAATCAGGAGAGAAAGAAAATGGCAGCAGTTCCCGCACAAGGCTCGCAGTTGTACTTTGAAGACCCGGATTCTGGCGTCATCACTGAAGTCGATTGCATCACTGAACTCACTGGTTTGTCGCAGACGCGGGACCAGATCGAAACGACTTGTCTGTCGGACAATGAACGTTCTTACATCGCTGGTCTTGCCACTCCGGGTACGGCTTCGTTCTCGATCTACTCGGACCCCACTTCGGCTTCGCATCTTCGCCTGCATGAACTGGCGGTTGCTGGTACGACGATTCATTGGGCGCTTGGTTGGTCTGATGGCAAGGGTATTGCCCCAACTGACTACGACTCGGCTGGCTGGGATCTGCCAACGACTCGTACGTGGTTGACGTTCGATGGGTATATCTCTGACTTCCCGTTCGACTTCGCAGGGAACTCGGTGGTGACTTCTGCTCTGGGCATCCAGACCTCTGGCCCGACCGTCTGGACTCCGAAGGCCTAACGTGGGCCACATCTCGAATCTGTCGCAGCTCAAGGCTGCGGGCGGGGTGGTGGCGCGCGAGCCCCATTTGATCACGGTCGAATGGGAGCACGACGGGGACACGGACACAGTTGACGTATGGGTGGTGAAAGCTTCTCTCGGGAAGATGCTCAAGCTCTCAGACGTCAAGGATCGCGATCAGTTGGCCCTTACGCTGTCTGAGACGGTGTTCCTTGCCGATGACAAGGGCAAGCCACAACCCATGTCATATGAGGTCGCGTTCCAACTCGACCCGACGTTGGGCATGGCAATCCTGAACGCCATCGGGAGCGAGCGGACAAAAAACTCTCAGCCACAGACGAACTCCTCTGCGAACTCGTCGCCTGTGGAATCGGAGGGCGCACAATTGCCGAAGCTAAAGAGCGCCTGACGTATGAAGAGTTCCAAGTGTGGGGCCTGTATGTCCAGAAAAGGGGCACGCTTCACACGGGCATGCGGATGGAATGGCTTATGGCAAGACAGGCGCTGCTTATCTCGTCGGCAATGGGTGGTAAGTCCAAGTTCAAGGACTTCATCCGTTTCCACGCGGAAGACGCGCCTGAGCCAAAGGAAATGACCGGGGCTGATCTGGCAAGAATGTATGGAGCGGTGAAGAAAAATGGCTAGCAAATCGCTCGGCACACTAACTCTAGACCTGGTTGCAAAGATCGGCGGGTTCACTGCCGGCATGACGGAGGCTGAGCGAGCCGCAAAGAAGTCTTCCGACAAGATCACCAAGGACTTGCAATCGGTTGGCGTTGCGAGTGTTGCTCTCGGAACAGCCATTGGGCAGTCGTTGGCGAACGGCATCGCTGCTGCTGTCAATGCGTTCCCTGAACTGATCGACCAAGCCGCACAGTTCCAAGACATCGCGGACAAGACTGGCGGTTCCGCAGAGGGGTTTGCCAACTTCGCCGTCTCTGCGAGGGTTGCAGGCGTCAGCGTTGAAGACCTGGCTAACCAAGCGGCAAAGCTTCAGAAGACTCTCCTAGAGGCAGGCGACGACTCCAAGCCGATCACGGCAGGTCTTAAAGCTCTGAATATCAGTGTTGAGGAATTCAAACGCCTCAAGCCTGATGAGCAGATGAAGAAGCTTGCTGTAGCGTTCGGGGAGTTCGCTGACGGCGGCGAGAAAGCCGCTGTAGCTCAGCAGATCCTTGGCAAGTCTGGTGCTGAGACTCTGAAGTTCTTCAAGGACTACGTAGAGAACGGCGGGGATGTAAACATTCTTACCGGGGAGATGATCAAGAAGTCTGATGACTTTGCTGACTCGCAGGCAAGGTTGCGCGCAGAGATCAGCCTATATGCATCTGCACTGGCGATCAACTTCATTGAGCCAATCGGCATTGTCCTGAAGCTAGTCAAGGATGCCATCGACCAGTTCTATAAGCTGGATGTTGAGGCTACAAAGGTCGGTGCTAACTCTGGGGTGAAGCAGTTCGCGGAAGACACAGGACGCGCACTGGCCGGAGCGATTGATTACGTCACGCAGAGTGTCAAAGAGTTTCAGGCGCTGGTTGACTTCGTTACTTTCTCTGCCAAAGCGCTTAGTCAAGTTGCCAACTTCGACTTTGCTGGTGCTTCTGAGACTGGTGCTTCGTTCAGAAAGAAGTATGGTCTTGACGAGCTTGGTCGCAAAGTCGGTGATGCAGGCGCAGAGGCAGGAAAGACCTACGTTCAGAAGTTCAATGAGCAGTTGTCGCGCAACTCTGCCGACCGTAATAGGGCGTTGCTGAACGCTGTTAACTACGGCGCTGGTAAAGACAACAGGCCGACTCTCAAGCCTACTGATCCTGGCAGGACAAAGAAAGGCAGCAACACTGCCGCACAGGAAGCAAAGGCACAACTCGACGCCGACCTGTCCGCGATCAAGCTTGTCCAAAAGGAACTGACAGACTCCTACTCCAACCAAGAAAAGTTGCTGGAGGCGATGCGGTCTGCTGGGCTGACGGACGAGAAGGATTACTACGCACAGAAGAAGGAACTCCTTCAGAAGAACATCGACGCGAACGTTCAGGCTCAACAAGCCATCATCGACCGCTTGGAAGCGGAGAAAGTGTCCGGCAAGGACGCCATCGACAACGCGAAGAAGATCGCTGAGGCCCAAGCACAACTGAACAAGCTTCAGAAGGATGGCGCGACCAGTGCGCAGATCCTTGGGATTCAGGAAGAAGCCGCGTACAAGAAGACTGCATCTGCATTGCTCGCAGCTCGCCAGGCCGCACAGGATTACTTCGATACTGTGAACCAAGGGTACGCATCTACTCTTGCTGGGATTGGTCAGGGCTCGAAGAATCGCGACTTCAACGCTGCGCTCCAGCAGATCAACGAGAAATATCAGCAGCAACGCCAGGCACTCGCTAACCAACGCTCGCAAGCCGAGTTGCTGTCCGGTGGCGCTTTGTCTCCAGATGCTGCTAAACAGTTCGATGCGCAACTGGCGATCATCAACGAGTTTCAAGAAAAGTCTGTTGCTTCTTATCAGGCGTACTATGACAAGCTGGATGAAGCACAGAAGGACTGGACGAACGGCGCGACTGAAGCACTGAAGAACTATTCGGACGAAGCGCAGAACACCGCCAAGCAAACTGAGCAGGCATTTAGCAATGCGTTCAGCGGGATTGAGGATGCTCTGACTGACTTCGTTGTCACTGGCAAGGCTGACTTTAAGGGGTTGGTTGATTCCATCCTGAAGGATGTTCTTCGTATCGCTGTTCGACAAGGCATCACCGGACCTTTGGCTAACGCACTGACTGGTGCTATCTCAGGCTCCGGGTCTGGTGGGAGTGATGCAATCGGTGACCTGATCAAGGGGCTTGCTTCTTCCGGTTTCGCATCTGGCGGGTTCACTGGGTACGGTGCTCCTGACCAGCCGGCAGGCATCGTCCATAAGGGCGAGTATGTGGTTGATGCAGAGACGACAAAGAGGATGGGGCTGGACCGTGGCGGGAATCTCGGGGGGCGATCCTTGGTGATTAACCAGAACTTCGCACCCGGCCAAGATCGAAGGACCGTACAGCAAGCGGCCCTGCAAGCTGGTCGTGAAATTCAAAGAACTATGGCGAGGAATGGATGACCATCATTGTTTATTCAGATGTAATCGTTCCTGAATGCGTGTTCACTCCAGCCTCAGGAGGAAGCAGAACTCGTCAAAATAGCAGAACGATGAATCAAGGTGGGTTCGCATCTGCTAATGTAGTGAGGGGTGTGACTCTTAGGACTTACTCTCTATCAACTATTGTGATGACTCTGGATAATTTTCAACGAATCATCAATCTTGCCGAGGTCACAGACTATGGTGCATTCGGAATGTTGATGAAAGATCCCGTAGATTCACAAACAACTAGTGCTGACGGAGTTCTTCAGGGGTATATATCTGGCGTGGAGAGCGGTGCTATTGGGTATGGAAATGGCGGGCCACTGTATGGGTTTCGGAAACTCTACGCCATCGCAAGCAGAGCAAAAACCTGGCCTGTCACCCGTCCTATCTCTCCGGTAATTACGCGGGCTGGGTCCCCTGTTTCTTCTGGGGTATCAGCTGGGAATATATCGATCAGCGCAGGCCCTTCTTATGTGACGTTCGTGGCGGATGCTTCCCGTTCCGTCAGTATTGTCACTGTTGGTGCAACGACTCAAGTCACTCTTGCGTCTGCTATCCCTGGGCTTGGGATAGGCGATCTATTGTGGCTGGATACTTTGTCTGGCGCAGACGCAGGGTTGTTGAATGACAAATCCCATACCATTACAAACATAACAGGTGTTGGATTGAATGTTTATACCTTGTCTACAAACACTGCTGGCAAGACAATAACATCCGGTAGCGGGCAGGGGCGGAAATACCCGCAGCCAACAGAGCAACTTCTTTGGACCGGAGAGTATTACACCCCGGTTCAGTTCGCATCCGATAACCTCGACTGGGATCTTGCTCGACCTGGCGACTACGAAGACCGCTTGATTGCCGGTTCGTCAATCTCTCTGATCGAGGTCCGGGAAGCATGAAGTCTGCTTCTTCTCAGTTGCTCGCCCACATCGCGGGAGGCTCGACGACGTTGTCGCGCTGCTGGAGGTTCGAGCGCAAAGACGGCGTTGTCATCACAGTGACGAACGCATCTCGAGACTTGCTGGTAAATGGCGAGGTCTACCGAACAGAGGAAGGACTGAACCCGGCGCAGACAGAGCAAGAGATCGGAGGGTCAGTAAACAATTCTCAGATGGTCGGCGCACTGGACCCGGAACTTGCAACCGAGACGGACATCCTTTACGGCCTGTGGGACAGCGCATTTGTCACGGTGTTCGAAGTCAATCAGCGTGATCTTTCGATGGGGACAATCGTCCTAGGATACGGGACGGTTGGCGCCCTGAGCGTCGGAAGAACTGCGTTTCAGGCGGAGTTTCGAAGCCTCACTCAGTTCCTGCAACAGACAGTCGGGGAGAAGTTCACGGCGCCCTGCAGGTACATCTTCGGGGAAACGCGCTGTGGCGTCGACCTGGGGCCAATCACCGTTTCCGGAACCATCACCAGCGTTACGAGC